TACGAAAAGGTTCCATTACCTCCTGCTAGGTGTTACAAGCCCTCAAACTCTATTTGGGCTCTTTTTCAAAAATCTTTCGTCTATTCTTCTTTACTCAACTTCATCCAAGTTGTGGCCTTCTTTATGGGAGGCTTTCCAGGCCTTGTCATGGCCGCCCTTGTTACGTGGGGAGTTTACTGGCTCCTTGGTGCCGTTATGGCCACTTTTTGGGCTCGCCGACAGGTTCGTAGAAAGATTAAGAAGCTTGGTCCTGAGGAGGCACTTCGTGTGCGCTCTTTGGAAAATGAAAGTTACGGTCTCATGGACTTTGTCCATAAGGCACTTCAAGCTACTGTTGGTATTGCACTATTAAATAGTGCTATTTCAGGCATAGTTGTTCCCCAGGCGTTGAAAGACATAACCTGGGCCAAAACTAATTTCCTTCGTCCCACCGCCCCGGCTCATTGTACTTCTACATCTTCGTGTTGTAGAGGTGCTAACAGCCCTCATGGACTTCGGACTTTCTGGAATGGTTGCTTATGCAACTGTCACAATGTTAAGAAACCAAACACAACCGCTCCTCGCTTGCCCGTTTTAGGTGAGCCTGTTAGCGAAGACTATAGCTTAAAGTCTCCCCCTCCAACTCTTGAATCTCTCATTCCTGACGATCCTCTTTTAACTGAAGAATCAGTTGATAAGATCGCAGCCGCAGCTGATGCTGTGGAAGCTAGGTTGGAAATAGCAACAAATGGCGTGGATATGTTACATGTCATTGATGATGAGGACAAACCCTTATGGCGCAAGTGCACTTTTTTTGCACGGGAGTCGTGCCAGATCATCAAAGAAAACAAAGGAAAGCTTCTAAAGCTTTTCTCAGGTGCTGTTATATTTGCAGCTATCGTTGTTGGAGTCAGTTGCCTGATTTTCTTTTGGCCCGCAATCATGAATTGGTTCGGGCTGAAGTGGAAAAAGGTGAAGGACGCAACCACGAAGAAAAACAAAGCTGTTGTTGTGCCTACGGACGAAACAAAAATCCCCGAAGCAGACATGGACGTAAAAGGACATATTTTGATCACCGATACGTTCCTGTGCCAAGCCTTTATGATGGAGCTTTTGACTAACGACAACAAAAATCCGCTTTTTATTGCTTTCCAGATGGAGAGTAAGCCCAACATCACTCAAGCTCAGATTGATGAATTCATTACCGGCATTCGTGCCAAGTATGATTCTGAACCAGATGTCGACAAAGAAAAAGTGGAAGCTCATATTGAGAACTTCAAGAAAGTCGTTCAATCGGCTGTTGATAGGGAATCTAATAAATTGCCCGACCTTGAAGTTGTACTCCCCAAAAAACAATCAACTCCAACTGCCACCGTTTCTCCTTTTGATTACGATGACCTTGTTTGGAAGCCTAATAAGCTTGACCCAAATGAGGACCTTCGATCTTCTTTGGAGGATGCCCTTTCGCGTTTGTCGGACCTTGAGTCCGCGAACGTTGTTGATGAAACCAAGAGAGGGAAAAACAAAGGTGGACGCGGCACTAAACGTGGTGTTGCGGTTACGCAGAAGCGTAGACAGGCTAATGGAGACGACGGTGGTCCTACTGGCAATATGGCCAAGAATGCAAAGTCTTGGTCCAATGGCATGACTAAACAAGAGTATAAAGCCAGGATGGTTAATCCTGACGATGCCAATGACTACCGAATCACTAGGCGTGAACAACAACAAAATGACGCCTTAGATCGTCAGGCTGGAAAGTCTAGTAATTCCACTCCGAATTACTATAAGGGCCCTACGGGAGGCTCTTATAAGGACGCTTTATCCAGAAATGAATCTCGTAAAACAAAGAAGGTTTCCGCTGCAGCTGCTGCGGAACCTGAGGTCGAAAAACCTCAAAACGAAACAAAAACCAGAATTGAAGTTCCCAAGGGAAAGTGCCCCATGTGTGAGGGCAATCACTACTTAAATAAGTGTCCCGAAAACAAAGATAACAAATGGCGTTTATTCGTGAACACCGGAACTCAACCAATTCTCCCTGGAACGTTCATTCGTTCAATCGGCGACAACCGGTATCTCTTCCATGTTGAGCATTTTGCTCGTAAGAACAAAACTCTTACTAAGGTTTCCGAGTCTATACTCGATGATTCGCCTTTCATAGATGTTGATGCCATAGCCGATTTTCCCGTCTCTTTATCAGACGGTACGAAACAATCTCACCAAGACAACGGCGTACCCGCCGGCAATTTCCTGGTTACAGCTTATCACTGTGTAAAACCAAACAAAACATTCTTTGATTCCAAAAAGGAACAATACGTTCTTTTGAATCCAAAATCTGGTGGAAACACTCAGAAGGTCTGGATTGAGGATGATTTGGCATTGTATGTCAAACCCCCGGAGCTTCGTGCTCCCAACCTACCAAAGGTTGCGATCACCCTAGACCAAGTTGGTCCTGGCAAAGAAATTTCAACTGTTATCTTGGCCGGTGTTTGCAATGGCAAACTACGATTCTCAACTGGAGCTATCACTTCAGCACATTATAGAACCGGATCCAACAAATCAATTGAGCTTCATTATCGCTCATCCACAGATTACTCATTCAGTGGGGCTGGTATTTTCCACCCCATCTCTCATCAATTCATTGGAATCCATCAAGGGCGCGTCGGTAATACCGGCGTCAATAGGGGCCACCTTTTCAACGCAGAGCAGCTCGCCTTTCTCAAATCACCCTTGCCAAAACTAGATGTGGGGCGCGAGCTCCCAGCTATTTGGTACGAGCTGGGGGCCGAATATCCGCCCTGCACTCACCTTAAATTTGGTGACACATCGTACCTGGAACTTATAGGAAATTGGAATAAACACGCCTTCTTCGGAAGGAACTGTGCCGATTTTCGTGACGACCCTATCGTGGTTAAGGCCATGCTCAAATTAGGAATGAACGTAAACTTTTGTCGTTTTGGTCGCACGCGCGAAACTCATCGCGCAGCTTTAAAAGGTCTTCTCAAATATGATAGACCCGACGCCAAAATAGACTTACCAGAAAGTATTCAGGATGAGACATTGGACTGCCTCTACCGTATGTTCGCTCCCTATGAGAGCTCGTGCCCCATCATTCCCGACTCAGAAGTCGTAGTTCCGAAAGACACTCACCCTGGTCATCTCTACCGTGATGCAGGTTACCGCGATAAAGGTTCTGTCCTATTGGACCCTAGTGGGTACCAGTCAGTTTTGAACTGGTACCAGGACCCCATTTTCCCTACTGTTTGGAAAGGCTCGCCCAAATCAGGTGAACTTTTAAAGTCCAAGAAGTTAGAAGATGAAGACCTTCGCCTTTTCTGCATTCCGGGCCTAGATTTGCACTGGGCTAGTGTTAAACTTTTACAGAAGCAACATGAATTGTTTGCTAGTTTGGCAAATAACTTCAATTTTCCTTTTCGTGTTGGTTGATCACTTTGGCGATTTCAACAAACTCTTGTGCATCATTTTGATCAGCAATCTTCGGAAGAGCACCATATTT